GGCAAGACGAAGGGTCGGATGGTCTGATGACGACAAGCGGTATCTCAACTTTCAACCCAGAGTTTCGAGACCTCGTTGAGGAGGCTTTCGAGCGGGCGGGTATGGAGTTGCGTACCGGCTATGATCTCCAGACTGCCCGTCGGTCCATGAACTTCATGGCTCTGGAATGGCAGAACCGGGGTATCAATCTCTGGACGGTGGAACAAGGTTCTCAGGTACTGACTCCCGGAACCTATACCTACACCATGCCCGCAGACACCATCGACCTTCTGGAACACCAGTTGCGTACCGATGCGGGTAGCACGTCCGGTCAGACGGACTACACGCTCTCGCGCATCTCTGTGTCGGACTACGCCCAGTTGAGTAACAAACTCACTCAAGGGATGCCTTTGCAGATCTATATAGATCGACAAAGAGCCGCCCCGGTGGTGTACCTCTGGCCTGTCCCTGACAACACGCAGACCTATACGCTCGTCTACTGGAAGATGCGTCGTATTCAGGATGTGGGTACAGGCGGCACCAACAACATCGATGTGCCTGCACGATTCCTACCCTGTCTTGTGGCGGGACTCGCGTACTACGTTGCCATGAAACGTCCCGAAGCGGCTGATCGCTTAGGGATGCTCAAGCAAGAATACGAACTTCAGTGGGATCTTGCGGCGGGCGAGGATCGTGAAAAAGCCTCTGTCCGATTCGTTCCCATGAATGGCTACATTGGCAGGAATGTCTAATGGGCAAACCGTTTGCCAGTGGTAAACATGCATTCGGATTCTGCGACCGATGTGGTCAGCGGTACGATCTGCATGATTTAAACGAGCAGTATGAGAACCTGCTCCCCATTGGCATTCGTGTCTGCTTTGAATGTATGGACGTGGATCATCCGCAGTTGCAGTTAGGTCGCGTCCCGATGGATGACCCACAAGCCCTTCGCAATGCCCGTCCGGATAACACGTTCTTTGCGCCGGGTAACCAAGGCGCGGGTGGTAGCCGGATGTTCCAATATGGGTGGAATCCTGTAGGCGGAGCCGAAGGCTATGACTCAAGTCTGACCCCGAACTACCTTGTATCTGTCGGGTTGGTCGGAACCGTGACGGTGGTAACGACATGAACTACACCCAACTCGTCGATCTGGTTAAACAGTACACGCAGAACGAAGAAACCTCGTTCGTGGCGAACATTCCTAATTTCGTCCAGTTGGCGGAAGAGCGCATCTATAACGCAGTCTTTATTCCTGCAATCCGAAAGAACCAAATTGGAACTTTGACCCCAAGCAATAAATACCTGTCAGTTCCGGCGGACTGGTTGGCAAACTTCTCGCTGTCAGTCATTGACCCGGTAACCAATGCCCAGACGTTCTTGCTAGACAAAGACGTGAACTTCATTCGTGAGTGCTACCCGGACCCGGACGATGTTGGCGTTCCCAAGTACTACGCCATCTTTGACAAGAATACGTTCATCTTAGGCCCGACCCCGGACAGTAACTATCAGGTCGAACTGCATTATTACTATTACCCAGAGTCTATCGTCACGGCCAGCACGTCTTGGCTGGGTGATAACTTCGAAACGGTACTCCTCTATGGAACCTTGCGCGAAGCCTATCTCTACATGAAGGGCGAGCAGGATCTTATCCAGTACTACGAGCAGAAGTATCAGGAATCGCTTGGTCTTCTCAAACTCCTTGGCGAAGGCAAGGATCGCCGGGATGCTTACCGGAACGGGCTGAATAGGATTCCGGTCGCATGATCTACCAAACTCTCACCCTAAGTTTCAAAGAGCAGATCCTCAAAGGAGAACACGATCTCCTGACGGATACGCTCAAATTGGCGTTGTACTACAGCACCGCCGATCTCAGCGAAGACACCCTTGCATACACCACGAGCCACGAAGTCGTTGGCGGCGGATATACCGCAGGCGGTGTCATCCTTACGGGCGTATCGATCAACAAGTTGAACGACGTGGTTTACGTTAACTTTGACAATGCGGTTTGGAATCCGGCTAGTTTTACGGCTGCTGGCGGATTGATTTACAACGCCAGTAAGTCCAACAAGTCCATCGCAGTTCTAAGTTTTGGTAACGACAAGGTTGCCACGAACTCGTTCACGGTGCAGATGCCTGCAAACACTTACAACTCAGCGTTATTACGGTTTACTTAGGAGTTAGAAATGTTGACTAACAAAGCAAATTCTTCTGACAAGGCTGCGGCCAACGTTGAGAAGTCTAACGGCGCGAAGGAAGGTCTTCGTGGCGGTGGTATTTTTCAAGTTGAGTGCCGTGATAAAGATGGCAACCTGAAGTGGGTGTCTAAGTCGCATAACCTCGTGGTAAACGTAGGCCTTGCCGACATGAATACAAAGTACTTTAAAGGCACCACTTATACGGCAGCGTGGTATCTCGGTCTTTATGGTTTGGCTGCTTCTAGCACTCCGGCTGCTACGGATACGATGTCTTCGCATACAGGTTGGACGGAAGTTACAGCGTACAGCAACGCCACTCGTCCTGCTGTGACGTTCGGTAATGCCACGACTGCTGATCCGTCTCTGATCGCTAACTCGGCTTCCCCGGCTGCGTTTACGATCAACGCTTCGGCCAACGTTGGCGGCGCGTTCTTGACGACCGATTCCACTAAGGGTGGAACTTCTGGCACGTTGTTCTCTGCTGCGGACTTCGCGGCTCCCGGCGACCGTGTGGTACAGAGCGGTGATACGCTCAATGTCACTTACACGTTCAGCCTTGACGCGCTTTGATAGGAGTAATTGATCATGGCTTTTAAGAAAGGCGATGTTGTTAAATTGAAGGCAGTTGTCCCACAGGGTCCAATCCTTGCCATGCGTATGGATGAGGACGGCACGATTTTTTGCCTCGTTGAGTGGACTGACGAAGCCGGGGTATCGCAGCAGCGTTGGTTCGAGGAGTCGCAACTCGTTGCGGTCTAGCCTGTGGCGGAAGGCGGCTGGAGTTCTGGAACGTGGGGTGAAGCAGGCTGGGGGATGTCGGTTTATTACCGAGCCTCTGATGAGTCTGCTGTTGCCTCCGATACAGTCTCCGCCACCGAAACCACAGTATCTTCTGTTGTAGAGTCTGCTCGGGCTTCGGATACCGTAGCGGCTCAACAAGCGTTTGTATCTGCCGTATCAGAGTCTGCTCGGGCTTCGGATACAGTTGCCGCAGTAGCAACGTTCTTTTCGAAGGTATCTGAATCTGCCCGTGCTTCTGATGCGGTATCTAGCGCCCAGACTTTTGCTACGGCTGTTTCAGAATCGGCTAGAGCCTCTGATACGGTCGCTTCTTCGCTGGCATTTGCGTCGTCAATATCAGAATCGGCACGAGCAGCGGATACCGTCACTTCTACGTTTGCTATTAATTCTGCTGTTTCTGAATCGGCTCAGGCATCTGATTCGCCGTCCGCTAATGCGGTATTCCTGTCGGCGGTATCTGAATCTGCTCGTGCTTCGGACACCGTGTCGGCGGTGGCGACGTTTCTTTCAGCCGTGTCTGAATCTGCCCGTGCGTCTGATGCAGTATCCAGTAGCCAGACCTTCGCCTCGTCTATTTCGGAATCGGCTCGGGCATCCGATGCGGTGGCATCTAGCCTAGTCTTCGTTTCTGCGATTTCTGAGTCGGCTCAGGCTGCGGATACCGTCACGGCTATTTACTCGTTTAACTCGGCGGTGTCTGAGTCTGCTAGGGCATCTGATTCCCCGTCCGCCAACGCGGTATTTATATCCAAACTTAGCGAATCGGCTAGGGCGGCTGACACAGTATCCAGTAGCCAAACCTTTGCCACGGCAGTATCTGAGTCGGCTAGGGCATCTGATTCGGTCAACTCGGTACAGGCTTTTGCTTCTGCAATTAATGAATCTGGTCGCGCAGCGGACACGGTAGCCTCTTCGTATTCGCTTGGCGCTGCCGTTGATGAATTTGCCCAAGGATCAGACACAGTTGAAGGAGGCAGAATCCAAGGGGTAAGCGTCGTTGAATCCGTACTGGGCAATGACGAACTGGCTGCTCAAGTCATATTTGAGGCCCGGATCGATGAGATGGTTCAGGCGGCTGAGGCTGTTGCAGCGGGTCTAGTCTTTATTTCGTCGGTCGATGAAACGGTCATTGCTATCGACATTACCAGCGGGGCTTACCTGTGGAATCCCGTTGACGATAACCAGTCCGCTAATTGGAATGACCTAAACGATGGGCAAACCCCCGGCTGGGGAAATATCGATGACAACCAGTCTGCTAACTGGCAGAATTTAAACGATGATCAGACACCGGGATGGTCCTCCGTGGATGATTCGCAATCAACAACTTGGGCCAATATCCCTACGGTGAATTAGGAGTTTAAACATGGCTAGTACTTACAGCACTAACCTCGCGATTGAACTGATCGGAACGGGCGAACAGGCAGGAACTTGGGGTGTTACCACCAACTCCAACCTCGGCACGTTGGTCGAACAGGCGATCTCTGGGTACGTTACCCAAGCCGTTGTTACGGGTACCGACACCACCATTACCATCCCAAATGGTTCAACCGGTGTCGCCCGAAACATGTTCATCGAATTGACCGGTACGGGTGGGGCATTAACCAATCTAATTGTTCCTGTTAACAAGAAACTCTACTTCATCTACAACAACGCCTCTGGCGCGGTGACGGTGAAAGTGTCCGGCCAAACAGGTGTCTCGGTTGGCGTGGGCGAAAAGAAGATTCTGGTCAGCAACGGCACGGATATCGTCGAAGCAACAAGTTACCTGACTTCTGGGGCGGCCAGCGCCACGATTACTAACCTAAGTGTTACCAGCGCCAATATCACCACTCTGACTTCCTCGTCTGGGACGGTCACCAACTTGCTTGCAACTACCGCATCGTTCGGTAGTGCATCGATCAGCAATGCGGACATTCTTAGCGCAACGATCACCTCCGCAACTATCACGGGCGCGGGTATTACTTCTGCTGTAATCACCACCTTGACCGGAACCACTGTTTCTTATGGCAGCGGCTCTTTGACAGGTTTAAATGTAGCAAGCGCGCAGATAACCAAGTTCACTGCTGGCTCTAGTGCGATTAGCAATTTGTTTGCATCAGGCGCTATCACGACGGTGGGTAACATCTCCACCTCTGGCAACCTGTCTGCTTCGGGTTCTATCACTGCATCTAGCGGTGTCATCACGCAGTTCAATTCAACCTCAGCCACGATTACTACGCTGAAGGCGACAAGTGCGACGATTGATAACCTCTCTATTACAAGTTACACGGTCACTGCCGCAACGATCACGTCAGCAAACATTACAACGCTGACGGGTACCACCCTTGGATATGCTTCAGCCAGTGTTACGACGCTAACCGGTGCGACCATTGGTGCGGCACTTTCGTCCACGATTCGCGGCATTAGCGGTGAGATTACTACGCTCACCGGAACTTCTGCGAATATCACGACGATTACCGGTGTTACTATCGGTAATACCACTTCGTCTACGATTCGTGGCGCAAGCGGCAACATTGTACAACTGACTGCGACCTCTATGTCGGTCACCACGCTGACTGGCACGTCGGCTACTATTACAACGATTGCTTCAACCTCAGCCACGATTACAGGACTGAGCAGTGCCTCGGCCAACATCACGACCCTTACCGGCACGACCCTTGGCTACGCCTCGGCAAGTATCACAACCATCACCGGTACAACTATTGGCACGACTGCCTCTTCCACTATTCTCGGTGTAAGCGGAAACATTGGTCAGTTCGCAGCGACCTCTGCAACCATTACGACCCTTTCTGGCACGACTGTCGGATACGCAAGCGCATCCCTGAGCAACGCTAAAATTGTTAGTGCGGTCATTACCTCCGCCACAATCACTGGAGCGGGTATTACTTCCGCTGCTATTACCACGCTGTCCAACACCACGCTCAACAGCGGTAGTGCCAGCATCACGGTGCTGACGGGTGGAAATCTGACCTTTACAAGCGGCACGATCACCAACCTGAACACGACAAGTCTTACGGTTGCATCGACTACGTTTGCCAGCGCGAACATCACGAACCTGTTGGGTACGACGCTCAACTATACTTCTGGCAGCATTGGTATTTTCTTTGCTACTAATGCCACGATCACAAGCGCCACCATTACCAACCTGAGTGCCACAAGCCTCAACATTGGTAACACGAGTTTCACCAGCGCCACGATCACCAACCTGAGCAGCAGCAGTGCGGTTATCACTCTGCTCACGGGTACGTCGGCAGATATCACTACTATCACTGGTTTAACGATTGGTAATACGACTTCTTCTCATATCAAGGGCATTAGCGCCACACTTACAACGCTTACGTCTACTTCTGCCACAATCACCACTCTGACCGGTGCGACGGTTGGCTATGGGTCTGCTTCGTTGACCAACATGAAGGCGGTCAGTGCAGTCATCACTTCGGCTACGATTACGGGACTGGGCGTTACCTCTGCGGCCATCACGACCCTTACCGGCACGACCCTTGGCTACGCTTCGGCCAGCATCACGACGATTACGGGCGCAACGATTGGTACGACGGCTTCGGCAACGATCCGTGGTGTCAGCGGTGTTATTGCTCAGTTCAATGCCACGTCCGCAACGATTACGACGTTTACCAGCACTTCCGCCACGATCACGGGGCTGTCGTCCACTTCGGCAG